GCTTCATAACCGCGCCCATGCTCATTGAGATACCAGCGGCAGTTGTGTCGCTTGATGGGCCTTTCGCCATCTCAGCGGCGTCCTGTGAGCCTGTAGCCTGCTGTACCATCATCTGTAGGTTCTGAGCTTGGCTGAAACTGATCTGATCTACCTGACCAAACTTAAACGGCATGATTGACTCTTGTGGTGCGCCGTTAGTTAGGATCATCTTGCCGGGACGAACCTCGAATTTGTCCCCTCTTGGGATTCGGGTTGCGTCTACCGCCATCATTGGGTGGGTAGTTAGTGCTAGTGCATCAATCCTTGCTCTCATTTCGGCGTCTAATGCCTTCTGAGACATGTAGCCCTTTTCGCAGATACCACGACCCCAGAACCGGCTGGGTACTATGTCCCAAGGGAAGGCCGCAATAGGCCGATCTTGGCACATATAAGGATTGGCCTGTGCTTTAAGAATCTCGCCGTTAGCAACAACAACAACTGCCTCTGTGTACTTGCCATCTTCTAGGTCTTCAGAGTCAACGCCCTCTTCCTTTAGCAGGTCGGTAGGGACTAACCCGTAATACCGCTTAACCCTTACCTTTCTAACAGGCTGATTGGTCAATTCTGAGTCAGCATCAATATCTGGGTCACTGGCATCTACTGTGATGTCTATATCACGGTACACACCGGACTCTTGTAGCTGTTCAATAGTGTGTATCCCAACAAACTCCTCAATACAGACACCCATAGCACTGCTTACACAGGTAGCATTGGGGTCAATGAGGAAGTTTTTAGGCTGTATAGGGGTCAGCTTGACCAATGGCCTGTTTTTTGTCTCTACACCATACTCAACAAGGCTTGCCTCTACCGGCATACCGTCTAATGGCTGGGTACTTGGCACATATTCCTTAGAATCTTCTATAGAGATCTCACCAATGCCTGTTCCATACACTGCGGCGTTAATTAAGATCTCTCCAATAGCCGCTCGGTAGTTAGCGCGCTCTAAATCTTTGTGTAATTGGTCTCTAACAGCCAAAGATTCTTCCATTGTTGGCTGATTTTGTGGGCCTTGTTGACCACCACCCATCCCCTGCATGGCCTCGGGGGGCATCATCTGAGGAGGTTGACCTTGAGGGGGTGGGGGTGGAGTCTTTTTAGCGTCATCAATGTCAAAGAAAAAGGATTGACTGAATGAAGCTGTCTCTATTTCTGCTACAGCACTCTCAACTGCCTGCTGTAAGGCGGGGGCAATGATCCTAGAACGCTCTGATTGGCGGGTCTTGTCATCTTCAGCCCAAATCCCACGCCAGAGTCGGTAATATTCGTCCTGCTTGGCTTCATAGTTAGACTCATAATGTTCTCTCCATTCGGTCGTAAGTGTTTCGACCCACTCGGTGAGACCTTGATCTATTCCAATATGTTCTAAATCAGTCATTTAATATCCTACGGCCACGTCGAGGGCTTCCCACTCGTCGGCCAATTCAATTCCGTCTAGGTAAGCGATCTGCGCCATCTGGTCGGCGTATGAAAGTGCATCGATAAGGTCATCGTGGACAAGGGTGGAGGGGAAGTTAGCCGCCTCGTCTACGAGCCTGTCGTTCCAAGCCGCCTTCTTTAGCGAGATCATGCCGTTGGCAAATCTCCCCTCTAACGCCCACGCAATTCGGTCTTCTTTTTTCTGATTTCCGTGGGTTAATAGTTCTATGTGGAACATTCTTCCTTTACGGCGCATTAGATCCCCAAGGGGAGACATAACCGCCTGCTGTGCAATACCTCTCTCAACCCCAACCTTAATAGGCCGGTACTTTTCTACAGCGGCAAAGATATTCTGGCAGGTTTCGTCTAGGCTCCACTGGCCGTAGATCATATCTTGAACCCACCATTTGCCATCAGGAGTTACTTTTGTCACCGCAATGGCAGAGTTATCGCGCTTCTTGGCTTTTCGCTGGCCCTGTTGCTTAAATCCAGCCAAGTCAATAGAGATATAATGGTCTCCGATCTCCTTACACTCTTCGTGGTACAGGAAGCTGTCAGCATCAAAGATTCCACCCGTCCTAGCGTCAAAAGAAGCCATGAATTCTTGGGCAAATGCCCACGCCGGTAGGGTTTGACGCGCGTGTTCTATCTCAGATTTGTCAACAAGGGGGTTATCAAAGGACGTGTAGTGGAAATTCTCCCATCCCTCCCAAGAATTAGACCCAGTGAACATGTCGTAGAAGTGATTTCGGCCCTCGGGAGTACCAATGGCGATCATTGTTCCTTTTTGGTCGGCCAAGGCGGGTCTGAGAATAGACTCAAACACGTCAGGCTTCATAAAAGCGTACTCATCTAGAACTAAATGCTTTAAGGAAACACCCCGGAGGGAGTCAGGTCTATCTGCTCCCTTCAGGTAAATAGTATTGCCACCGGCTAAAGTGATTTCTAGGTTGTTGATGTGGCTTCTTTCAATAATGTCGTTGGCTATATCAAAGATGGTGTGCCAGAGAACGTCGCGCGCTTGACCCTGTGTCGGCGCAACGTAAAAGACCTTTCCGGGTTTATCATCTAAAGCGGCGAGGATAAGAGAAATAGCGGCTAGATAGGACTTCCCTGTTCGTCGGCCTGCCGCCACGCACTTAAAACGGGCCTCGGATCTCATCACGTCCTGTTGCCACGGCAACAAAGATAAGTCGAGCGTCGTCACTGTAGGCTTACCGGAGGCACTTCTTTTTCCTCCACGGAGTCTATCTGAAGTCCGGAGATATTAATCTGGACTGCATTGCTGGTTTTATTCTCCCCACCAAAAGAAGCAGTCGGAAGAATACGGTCGGCAATGATCTTAATAGCCCCCAACTGCCCGTTATGGTCATCATCCAAGGCGATGTCAAAAAGCTTACGAACGTAGCGATCAAGGGAGGAGTGAGTCAAAAATTCGGTCTTCAACTCAGCCAAACGGATCTGCTGTTGAGAACGGGTCATCTTAGCCATAGCCTGTTTCTCAGCGCGAGCAGTATCACGGACAGCCTTCTTACGGGCTTTGATCTCCTCTTTTCTGTCGTCAGAGTAGGACAGCTTTGCCACCACAGGTTAGTAAGCACTCACATTCTAATACGGTTATTCATCAAAAGTAAAACAATCAAGCGTGTTTGTTTTTTAGAGAAACGGGGTCTCAGACATAGAGCTGGCTCATTCTTGGGTATTCTTGGTTTTCTTTTTAGTAAGGGGGAATGGGAACTGCCGAAAATTTGTCTCCCGCACCCCCTCCCCCCCGCCAGCCAAAACCTGTACATACATACAGTGAAATAGTTAGTGCTTACTATCGCTGAGACCCGCATAAACACTAGGCCTATAGCTTCCTCTAATCAGCATTTAAGGTAGTAAGAATGGCTTAGGTATGCCGATCAAAAAACAAACCGGCGTGATTGTTTGTATCGAAATGAAGAGCAACCACAAACTAAAATTAAGGATAATCCAAGACCATCAAGCTCTACTCTCTACTCTCTCTCTACCTCTATCAGTAATCAGGAATCCTTTGGCGGCAATGGTGCACTCATCCCCCATCAATCCGCATCAATAGCCCTTCAGACTTCCCCTATTAACTCAGGTACTTGAGTACCGTTGGCAGTGGCAATCGGTAGGCAATTTTCTATCGCCCTATATAGCCGCATATACAACCCCCTATCGATGCCGCGCAATCCCCCTATCTGCTAGCCTAATCCTCTACCTGATAAAATAATTATAACTTTTCTGAAAAAGTACTTGACGATAGATTGGGGATAGCTTAGAGTGGCAACTCAATTCATTGATAAAGGTAATTCGATATGAACAACTTAACTGCAATCAAAATTAAAGATCTGGCTAAGGGTGAGTTTTTCATCCGCAAACCCGAAGCCAAAAAGGTATATGTTCGGGACGGTTATTGCGCCAGTAGCAAAAAATATATTGGCGGCGATTGGTCCGACATATCACGCGAGTGTTTGCTTAAAGGCGATACCGTTGTTTATACCGGCTTTGACTTCTAAGCCGCCCATTACTCAAAGAGGATTGATTATGTATTACTACATCGCACCACTAGCAGTCGGGACCGCTGTCAAAACGCCAGCACCTATCACAGATCGCACATACCACGACGAAGCCGAAGCGCACCGCGTCATTCGCGACTTATGCAAGGTCGCCGACTTAACGCCGTCCGATTTCATCATTTACAAGCTAACCAAGCCCCGCAACGGGTCGCGGTTTGCCTACTAAGCCAACACCAACTCAAAGAGGATTTTGAAATGTCACACATATTAGTTATGAGCAAAGCACAGGCTTTAGTCCTAAAGGAGATCCTAAACGAAGCAAGTCACGACCCAGACCTGAGCGCAAATGTTGAAGAATTGGTTGCGGAAAAGCTTGGGATGAAATACGAAGAAGTGAACGAAATCGCCACGGCATTGTGGCGCAAACTCAGAGGGACAAAGTAATGAGCAATTCAACCAGAACCAAACGCGATTGGATAAAAGTAATGGGTCGACTATCGGACCCCAAGCGACGCGCCAAGATTGCGAAGGCATGGGAAAAGGCGCATGGCCGCCCGATGTCAGATCCGGACGCCTTCAATATGTATGTGTCATTTCCCATTGACCACTACGGCATCGTCGGCGCGTTTGAAGCGGCTCGGGAATACATAGCCCAAGAAGTAGAGACCCACCGTGATACTTTTGAATGGAAATTAGACGGCGCTCACTGGTGATCTAGGCGCACCAAAATACAAGCCCCTCCACGTTATGGTGAGGGGCTTTCTAGGTGCCCCCAGTGGCACAAACTCAAACCAAAGGATTAAAGATTATGAAGCAACCAATCGACCATACCAAACGGATTAACGATCAACTAAAGGCCAAGCTTCAGGAAATTGTCGCGGCAATGGAAGCGGGAACATGCGCCCAAGATTTTGAGATGCCATTCAGTACCATTGGTAGCAGGCCATACAACCCAGCGACCGGCCATGCGGCGACGGGAACCAATGCACTCATCGCCATGATGATGGGGCATACCCATTACTCCACATACGATGGCTGGCAGAAACTGGGCTATCAGGTGACCGGCAAAGCGGACATGTATTTATCGCGCCCCAAAAAATTCAAGATTGACGCGGACAAATCATCCAGCGGTAAGGATGAGTACCGCATAGGTGGCTTTGACTCTTTCGCTGTCTGGGGATTCGATACCGTGACACTCCGCACACCAGAGACCGACGCGGAATTGAAGCGGGAACCAAAGCACAACATACCCGCCAAGCCTTGGACGCCACCAGCAATCCCCAAGCGTTCCGATGTTGAAACCCGCGCCACCGTCGACGCATTCATTGATAACCTTGGCGCTAGCATTAGCCATGCCCCAGAAGGGCGCGCGTTCTATCGTCCGTCGACCGATAGCGTAACCATGCCAGTACGCGAGCTATTCAAGGCCACCAGCACCAGCACTGCGACCGAGGCTTATTACTCTACCTTCCTGCATGAGCTAACACACTGGACCGGACATAAATCACGCTGTGATCGATCCGACGACCGAAGCAAACGCGGCTATGCTTTCGAAGAATTGGTTGCGGAGATAGGCGCGATGCTCATGTGCGCGGACTTGGGTGTGACGGCATCGATGCGACTTGATCACGTTTCATATATTGCAGGATGGCTAAGAGCTTTGGACTCAGATCAAAAGTATATCTTTAGTGCTGGCAAGTTGGCGCAAGATGCCTGCAATCACATGCACAGTCTGCAACCAGAAAACCAAACAGTAGCCGCGTAAGCGGCTCCAACTCAAAGAGGATTAAACAATGCCTAATACATTTTATGTGGAAACGCGCAGTCTATCGGATGAGACCGACTATCTCATTACCAAAACGCAAGCAGAAACTGCGCGCGATGCAGTAGCCAAGATCAAGCGACAACATGCCGCAAGCGGTGCTGATAACCGCGACTTTACTTACACCATCAACCCACACTCACACTGGTAGGGGATCAATTATGAAAACCATAAAAGAATTGGGGTTAACGTATCGGGGATTACTAATCACAAGCGTGATTGCAGATCAAGACGCGCGGCGCGCACAGATTCATCCAGCGTTTGTGCAAATCAACTGCCAAGGATCAAACGGCATTGACAATGCAACGGGTATACAAATCCCCTTGTCTCAGTGGGCAGAAATCAAGCGTGGAAAAGGAGCATAAGAATATGAAAACCATAAAAGACTTTTCAGATGTGCAAGCCAAGAAAGCGGCTGGTCGTTACTGGGCGAAAAGAGATCAGTTTATATGGGCAAACGTTCGCGTTAAGTATTGCCAAGATGAGGCGTCCTGGATTGTGTATGGATACTTTCGATTAAGAGAGGATAAGAAGCCTGAGATATTAGCAAGTCAAAGACTAAAGAAAGACGCGATAGCAGAGGCGCAGTTGTACGCATTCGATACAAGCGCGGGGCCGCAACGCTCGGAACATGTTTATACATACAACAAGCGCGGGGAATTGATGGATGCATTTTATATCGACAACCGAGGGAGGCTTAGCAAATGAGCAGAATAGGACAATGGGCGCAAGCCCAGCACGAAACAACAAACGATCTGCAAGCCCTTATGTTTGAGTGGACGGGTAAACCGCTAGAGGATGTTAGCAAACGTGCCATGAGCGCGCTTGTGTGGGCGGCTCGCCTGTACTTGCGGAATGACTATTGCACCATGCTATTTGATGACCCAGAAGCGCCACTAATGCCCGACGTGAAAGCGGAAGTTATGCGGCGCGCACAGGAAGCGGAACAAGCAAACGATTATAAGGAGTTGAACCGATGAACAATAGAGAATTGCGAAACATCTTAAACATGCTACCAGATGAGCCAAGATTAGCGGACATTGCATTTGCAATAGACGAGGCTTGTCCAGAATTAATAGACCACCCGACTTATAAGGAATGGCGGCGCAAAGCGATAGCCTTTGAGATGCAACAAAACGCATTGATAGATGAGCTTGAACGGCGCGAGGATTATGTGCCAGAGGATAGCCCGCTACATTGGCTTGATAAATACACTCGCGGCTCATGCTAGCGACTGCGTTAGAGGTCAGCATCGCATTGGCTTTGTTGATGCTGGCCTATTCACTCACTTACTCATAGGGAATTACTAAGATGATACCCATCTGCGAATACTGTAGCGATCCAGTTCTAGACGATTGCGATCTGAAGACAATGCCCGACGACTTACCCGATGACTTACCATGGGGTCCAAGTTGGGACACGATGCACTATCACGGCTATTGTTTTGAGAATGCTGTTCACGATTACCGCCAAGAGATTACAACCAAGCACGGGGAGATGATCAAATGATGAGGCCAGAGTTTAACAAAGCGGAACCAATGCCAGCAAAGGGATCGCTGAGAGTATCAAAGTATCAATGGCTGGATGAGTTGGGGGTCGGTCAAAGCTTTGATGTTGCGACTGATAAGGATTACACCAGAGTGTGGGCCGCATGTAAAAACCTGCTTGCTAACGGGGATCTGCCAGAAGGCTATACGTTAGCGCGTCGGAAGATTGGCGGGACCATTCGAGTATATCGGACAGCGTAATAACAAACCGGCCTCAGTCGCAATGACGAGGCCGGTATTTTTTACTGAGAGAAAGTACCCTTGCGCTGAAAACGCTCCGTAATATATTCACGCAACACCAGCGGATGGCCTTTAGAGTCGAGCATATAAACAATCTCTTCCCGATCAAGCCATCGCCTTAGTGAATCCACTTGCGCGCAATTGCCAATCGAAAGTAATTCTTCATAAGGAATAATATCTAGATTCATTTTCTGCTTCTCCATCAAAAGGGAATGTCGCTGTTGTCTATCTCGCTTTCGTCTACTTCAAACACGTCACCTTGACCAGCAGGCTTCACGCGCTCAACAACTTTGACGCCCTGCAAGTAAGTGGTCACACCATATTCTTCATACGGCTCGCCAAGCTTGTAAGCAATCGTGACCTTTGAACCACGCCCAAGCTCGCCCTCTTGTTTCTTCTTGTCAGCATCAACATATTGAAATTCAAACTTAGTTTTAAACGCTCGCTGTTTCTTGCCCTCGTAATCCTTAACCTTAACGCCTTCACCTTCTAGCTTTTTTGTGGCCTCATCATCTAGCGCGACAACGACAGAAAACTTACCGTAGTTATCATGCTCTGTCAGATTACTAAACACTACCTCACCATTTAGATATTCCATTACGCCTTCCCCTGTTTACTTTCTTCATACTCACGTTTCTTAATTGTTGCAATGCACTTGCCGACCGGACCGTCAGCCTTCAGCATGTTCACTTCTTCAGTAGACCAGACCCCGCCCTTTGATGGGGCGCG